TCAGGATCATATTCCAGCAAAGATCGTAAAGTGTCAGCGTCGATCATTTTACTTCCAGCTTGCTAAATGCGGCGCGTATATCTCTTCCAATCGTAAGCACGGCAGGACGGGGATCGCTCTCCGGCGCTATCGTGTTACCTGTTGAGATCGAGACGGTCAGATCCTTCGGCAGTTCGAGCTTATGCTTCTTCAACACCTTCTCTACTTGCGCCGGCGATTTCAGTTCGGTCACAATCAATTCTTCGGAATCAAGTCCCATTTGCTCAAGAGCTTCGCGCGCCCCTTCATCATTAACCCATTGACGAGTGGCGCGCTTGGGGACGAGTTTCCATCCCGGCACAGGCGCGTTGTTTTCCAGCATCGTCTGGGCCAGTTCACGGACGCTTTTAGCCCACTCTTCCGCAAGGATCGCAAACGCCAGAGCATTGCCGACTTTCTCCACATCAATAGCTTTAACCTTAGTCGCAACAGCGCGCTCAAGCTGACCTGTAAGCAAAGGGCAGACAGGCTTGGCCGCGCACCAGCGACAATGATCGCCAGCTTCGAACCTAGGGTTAGGCTTGAATGACGCCTGCACAGCATCATACAGCGTGCGCTCGAACGCCTTAATGCGGCCCGGCGTTGTAAGCCAACGCTTTACATACGGCGGCTGAACGATGACAAGTTCGATCTCGTCAACGCCTTCAAACACCCAGCGCAGTTCTTCCGTCCGCATACCTGCGGCCGTATAGAACATAAGCTGTTCATTTTCTTCAGCGTCTACCGCGACGCCGTCCCCGAACTTCCAGTCAAGGACTACCGCACGATTGCGAATACGGCCAGCGAGATCGCAAGAACCGTAAACTCCGGCAAGAAAGTCGTTAAAATGGACATTCACCTCCGTAGCGAACTCAAGCTCATTATTAGGGTCGATCTGATTTAATGAGTCAAGAGCTAGGATTAACTTCTCATTATCAGGATAGTCCTCAACGCTGCCGCCATGCGACAAGATCATGTGCATCGCGTCATGCAGACGCGAGCCTTCTTCCGCGTATTTGCTGCTGGGCTTCTCTGGGACTGTGTTCACAAGCGCCCGCGAACCGGGGCACCGGATTAAGCGCTTGGCGGTTGAACCGCCGACGATGTTGCTATGTGCCATTACCTTACCTTTCAGTGATTCGACACTAGACTTTTCTTTACGAACATGCAACAGATATTTTTATGCAAGACCTAGAAAAAGACATCGAGCGCTATTTTGTTAAGTCGGTTCAATCGCTTAACGGCATAGCTTATAAGTTTAACTCTCTATCAAATCGCGGCGTCAGTGACCGCATTGTATGTCTACCAAACGGCGAGACGTGGTTTGTAGAGTTAAAAAAAGATGGTGGCAAGTTATCTGCGCTGCAAAAGATATTCGCTGAAGACATGCGTAGACTTAATCAAAATTATGCGTGTCTCTGGAATCGCGAACAGGTGGATAGATGGACTTACGACCGTATCAACACGACGCAGCCGACTTCCTCTTCAGCCGCGACCGAGCCATGATCCTCGCGCCGGTCGGCGCGGGCAAAACTGCGATCACGTTGACAGCGATGGCGGACATGACCAGCAAAGGTCATTGTGACCGCTGGCTTGTGCTCGCGCCGAAGCGCGTTTGCACATCTGTCTGGCCTGTGGAAAAGCCGAAATGGGCCGAACACATGAGCATGGCCGTGGCGGTCGGCACACCGGCGCAACGTAAGAAAGCGTTCGCGGCTGACGTTGATATAGTCGTCACCAACTACGACAACATCCCGTCGATAGATCCTAAAGACTTCGACGGTATTGTATTCGACGAGCTGACGCGGCTTAAGAACCCGTCCGGCAAACGCTTTAAGTTCCTGCTCAAGATCCTCGACCAGTTCAAGATTCGTTGGGGATTAACCGGAAGCTTCACGTCGAATGGATTAGAAGATACGTTCGGACAATGCAAGGTCGTCGATCAAACGCTGCTGGGCCGTAGCAAAGGCGCGTTCTTGCAGCAATACTTTTATTGCGTGAATCGCGACTACGGCCAATGGGAGCCGCTGCCGCAGGCGCTCCCGAAGGTCATGGAGGCGATCAAGCCGGCGACTTATGTGCTAGAGCCTGGCGAGTATAAGGACAAGCTGCCGCCGCTCCATGTCGTGCAGATCCGATGCGATCTCGACGACCGCGAGCCCTATGAGAACATGAAAAAGGATTACGTGCATGAAGAGATCACGGCTCCAACAGCGGCTGCTGTCACAAACAAACTTCAGCAGCTCACGTCCGGCTTCGCTTATGATAGCCAAGGCAATGCTCAGTGGTTTGGACGCCAAAAGTTTGAATCTCTCCGAGACATCCTCGACGAAAATCAGCGAGACAACACCATCGTCGTCTACAATTACAAAGAAGAACTAGCCGAGCTTCAGCGGTCATTTAATGTCACGACGATTGACGCGCCAAACGCTGTCGAGCGCTGGAACGCCGGCAAGATCGAACTGCTGGCGATTCATCCCAAGAGCGCCGGTCACGGCTTGAACCTACAGTTCGGCGGTAACAAGATCATCTTCCTGTCGCTGCCGTGGTCGCTGGAGCTGTTCGAACAGACGGTGGGCCGGCTGCACCGCAGCGGTCAAACGCGCGACGTGTGGTGCTACGCCATCATGTGTAATAAAACTATTGACGAGCGAATATGGTCCGCGCTACACGATAAACGGACATTGGCTGAAATAGCCTTGGAAGAGTTGAAATGACAGAACCTGTCACTTGGAAATCGCTTAACGATCAGCTCGCTGATCTGACGGAACAGGAGGTCTTAGACCTACTGGAAGATGAGACTAGGCACGCCCGCCGGTCAACCATCTTAGTGCGACTGCATCAGCGCTATACGGTGCTGCGCATGTTGCGAGAAAGGGCGGCCATTATGAGTCTTATCAATGAGACAGAAAGAACTGCTAACCCTTGAGAAACTGCGAGAGTCGCTGCGGTATGACGCAGAAACTGGCATTTTTACGTGGATAAAACCTAAAGCAAACAGATTGAAGCCGGGCGATGTCGCGGGGACAATTCGTAAATCGACAGGATATGTAGTCATATCCATAGGCTATAGGCTTTATATGGCGCATCGTTTGGCATGGTTTTATGTTAACGGTGCATGGCCGGATAAGTTTATCGACCATATAGACATGGATAAAGCCAATAACAGAATAGAGAATTTACGTGCGGCTACAAAGTCTCAGAATCAAGCAAATACATTGGTGAGATGCGATAGCAAGAGCGGCGTAAAGTGTGTTCGTTTTGACCGTAAACGAAACAAGTATAAGGCGCTTATACTTGGTAAACAAATAGGTAGGTTTAATACGGTCGAAGAAGCTACCGCAGCTTATGCCAAAGCGGCGGCAAATGTGTTTGGTGAATATCATAGACCATAGGAGAAAACGACAATGAACCCTCAAGAACTACTGTATGAAGCTGCAAAGATCATTGACCAACGCGGTCAGGGATATGGCGGAATCGAGAACAATTTCCAGCTTGCGGCCGATCTGGCCACGCTGCGTCTAGGGCGCGAGTTTCACCCCTACGAAATTGCGATTATTCTGGCTTGCGTTAAGAATGCGCGCGCGTTTGCGTCGCCTACCCACATGGACAGCCATGTTGACGCGGTAAACTATGAGCTGTTCGCGGCGACGTTTGCTGAAGATTATGCGCAAGCGCGCGGGCTTCAGGATGTGGTTTATAAAGCCAAAAAAGACTTAAAGGCGGCACGTTCTGCGAAGCTGGCCGTAGTCGACGATAAGACGAGCAACAGCGCTGTCCTTGGGGAGAGCGCGTAACTCTTTGGCCGCTTTGGTTTGGAGTTCGGCCGGATAGTCGACCAGCGGGGGACACCTGCTGGTCGACGCACAACCACTAAAACTTGCCAGCATCAAGATCATCGGCAGTTTCATCAACAGTCTTTGGCGCTGCGACCTGACCCCTTCAATCATTCGGCTTGCTGCCGCCGGTCACGTTCCAGTCCTTAGCCGCGACGAGGCCCAGCGCGACGAGCGCGTTCTGGAGATCCGTCCAGTTCACGTCTTTGGTCTGCCAAGCGTGGAACAGCACGGACAACAGCGTCAGAATGCCGGGAATCGTGGTCATCCAGTTAACTAACATTTTAGCCTCTTTTAGTTACACGGCCGCGATGTGCTATCGCGCGCGATACATTCGTAATACTTAAGGTCGGCGCAACCTGTCAGCGCGAGCATAAGTCCCGCACAACAGCATAAACGTCGTTTATCCGATTTGACCAGCCACGACCAAAGGTAGCCCATGTAGACAATCCTTTCAGGAAGCCAAGCCGTTTGTCGGTGATTTTGTTGCCGAGATAAGATCTAGTGGCGAGAATCGTCTTCGGCCCGATCATGCCGTCCTGCGGCACGCCAACGATAGACTGAAGATACTTAGCCGCGCGGCTGACGCCGCTGTTAACGGCGAAATCAAACACGGCGAAGTCGACACCATCCGGCAGATCATCGCCCCGGATCTTGTCCCAATACTCTTGTTTGTAAATCGCCGCGACTTCTGAGTCAGCGATCTGGAATACGTCCTTTTGGCTAAGCCCGTGCTTGGCCCGCCACGCATTGTAGGTATTCTGTGTGACGCCGTAGGCCGTGCGTCCGCCAGGATCGCGCGGATCATCGACCTTGCCGCCCTCGTAGCGCAGCGTCGCCTTCAGCGCGGTGTCGTAATTCTCTTTCATTGGCGGCTCACCAAGTCACGGATGCGGTCTAGTCTTTCAAAGACTTGGTTCAGCACCTGGTTAAAGTCCTCGCGGGTCACATAGCGCCCGGCGACTAGCACTTCAATCTGGCCGACTTTTTCTGCCAGTTCCTTGTCGGCTTGCTGAAGATCTTTTACGGCCGCCCAGACGGTGTTGAGCGTCCAACCGCCCAGCACGCCGATCACGCCAATGGCCACGTCAAAGAGAACTTGATATTCGACCATTATCATCTCGCCATCGCGTTGCGGTTTTGGCTGTCAGCCATTGCGTTGAAAATCGACACAGACCCTAATGCCGCTGGCACGCGCGGCTTAGCCGGCGCAGTCTTTGGCGGTAACGGTTTAGAACGCCCTGTCTCAAGAATGCGTAGCATCCGTTCAGGATCTTCAGCTATCAGTTTAGCCATCAACGCTGACACGCGCGATTCTTGACGTTTTTTAAGAAACCGCTGCGTGGCGTGAATAAGATTGTAAGGGTAAGAAAGCGGATTATACCATTGAAAAGCCGCCTCTTCGGCGACTTGTTCACCAAGATTGGACGGCGCTTTAGCCGCCAAACGCTCCATCTGCTTCATGCGCTGGATGTCATCAATGGCGACTTTAAGATCCGTCTTTTGCGCGTCGGTAAATCCGCTGATGTCAGCACGAAGCTGCGCGTCTGTTTTAGGCGCAATCTTTTCAACTTCTTTGAGCCGCAACTGATCCGTCGCCAGTTCACGCAACGCGTCGTATTGTTCTTTACCGACTGCGCCAATGATAGCCCGGCGCTGGCTGTCCAGCATCTCAAGCGCGGCTTTAGGCTCGCCAGCGTTGACATTGGTAAGCACGCGGTCTGACACTTCTTTGGCCAGAGCCTCAAGCGCTTCCGGCGATTTACGTAGACGCTCCTTAAGGAAGCTCATTTCCTGCGATGACTTTACGGCGCTGTCCACAAGCGCTCGCCAGTCCGTCTTTTTGAGCGCCGTCGCTTGATCGGTTAGATCAGCGATACCTTTCTGCATTCTAACCGCATTGCGCTGAACTTGCTCAATAATATCATTAATATCGGAGCCTATTATATCTAACGGCTCACGATATTTTTCAGCAAAAGATGCTAACGCTTTGGGGTCGACGATGCCATCTTTAACGGCTTTTTTACGCGCCATTGCGAGAACAGCATCATTTACGTCCGACATGACCGCCGGATTATCGCCAAAGGTCGTCGCAAATTGCCGTGCATTGCGGCCATTAGACAAAAATTTAGCCACGGTCGTATCTGGCGGTAGAACCGTTTCATTCTTGATATTTGTTCGAAATAAATCGCCAGACACGCCCGTCCGATAAGGCTTTACGATTTTATCGACAAAAGCCTTATTAGCGTCTTTCCATGCTGCGCGCGCTTCTTCGGGTATAGTTTCGCTGGACTCGACAATATCGGTCAGTCTTTTTTTAAGCCCAAGCAAATGCGCTTTACGCGTATTGGCCTTAACATCATTAGGAGAAGCCCTAAAAACGGAGGACAATTCAGCATTTATGGCTTTGTTAAGTTTGCCGATTGAGCGGAATGACGCCATAACCGGCGCGGCTTCAGTAGGTTCGGCAAAATACCCCGCGCCTTCACCCAGCGAAACCCAATCACCTTTTGCCTGCGGGCGCAATTTAGATATGGATTCGGCCAAAGATTCTGGAACAGTGGCCGGCGAAAACTCTGCCGTCGGGTCCGCAAGAATGCGTTCGGCTTGCTTCACAACAGGGGCGATATCTTCTTTTGCGGCGCCCCATTTGCCAGCAAACGGTTTTTTGAATGCTTCGCTGACTTCTTGGCTGGCGAGTTCTTCGCCTTCTTTTGCCGCCGCTTGAATGCCTACGCCACGTTCAAACAGATCCGTCGCCGGAAGCTGCTTTTGAAGCGCGCCAAGTTTAACTTCAAGCGCTTTACGTTCTTCAGCCAGATTGCGTAACGGCACATCGCGAATAATGCGCGGGTTAGCCATCTCTTCTGGCGACAGCGCGCCGGCGCGGTCTTGAATAGCCGCATCAACGCGGGCCAACTGATCGCGGATAGCCGCCGCCTGTTGCGCCGGTCTGGCGGCAAGCGCGCGAGCTTCCGGTGTTTCAACGCCAGCATAACTTTTTTCAAGTGCCGCCAAGCCAGGTAACTCGACGCCGCCAGCCGCAGCCGCTTCAGCAAGCGTAGGTGCGGGCATACCTGGCGTGCGAGGCATTTGCACGCCCTGCTCATAGGCGGCGCGAATCTCTGTCGGAGCGGCAGGGCCAGTCAAAGCCGCAAGGCGGTTTTGAACAGCCGCTTCATCGCGGGTAATAGGCAGCAAACGATTAAGCCCAGCACGGGTAGCGCCGAGCGCGCCTTCGCCAACAGCACGGCCAGCCGTCGCTGCTGCGCCGCCGAGCGCCGGTATAGACATAATGTCCGTAGCAAAGCGCCCAGGTTCAGTAGCAGCGGTCATAAACGCAGCTTTAGGAGAGCCATAAGCCTGCGCGTAATTCTGATAAATGTCCGCCGGCAGACCGTGCAATTGCTGCTGCGCCTGCACGTCACCCATCGCAGCCTGACCGGCCATCATCGGCAACGCAACAGCGCCACGCGCTACGTCAACGAGAGGCTGCAAGGGCTTTTCAACAATTTGTTTAGCCGCGACCGTTCCGCCAGCGCCGATCATAGCGCCAATGTCCATAAGACCGCTTAAAGCTTCCGATGCCGAGCCATATTGGCTAGGCAGCCCTAACACATTTTCGGTTGGTTTAGCTTCAAAAATAGATGGCTGCGCCGCCGCGTATTCCGACCACGGGCCCTCTTCTTTAGCGTAATCTTCCCAAGGGCCGGCCATTACTGTTTTTCCCAGCTAGACGGACTGGCGGGATTGCCACCTTTAAATTTATAGCCTTTACGAACTTCGCCTACTTCTGGCGCGGCCAACGGCGCGGGCGTCTCGCCGGCTTGTCCGCGTGACGGCGCAGGACGTTGAATCTCACGACCACCAAACGACGAAAGTCGTTCCAATTGCGGCGCAGCCTTATACGGCACCGCCGCGCGATTTGCGAACATACGGATGGCTTCGTCGAAGCGCGACAGACGGTCGCCAACTGGAACTGCCGTATCGTCAAGTCCGCCGATGGCTTCCATAACAAACCGACGATCTTCGTCGGTGAAGCTGCGACCGCCCATGTTGTCGCCAACTTTGGCAAGAAGGGCCTGTTTTTGCCCCGCGCTAAGTCGTGATTCAGCGCGCGTCCCGGCGGTTGAAACGCCAAATGCTCGCGCTAGACCATACATCACTTGAGCCGGACGACCGCCTTTAACGCTTTCCAGAAGCTGCGCAGGACGACTATTGCCCGTCTCAGGATCGTATTCAATCGCGTCGAGAAACTTGAGAGCGCTCTTTTGCGCCGTGTAATCTTCCGTGCCAATCGGTGCGGGACGGTAAGATTGCAGCGGTTCGCGCAGGCCTTCAGTCTTAGCCGTCCCGCCCCCAGCGCCACCTGCCCAACGAATAAGATCGCCAGCCGTCTTAACTTTGGCAAATACTTCTGGGTTAGCTTTTATCGCTTTAGGCGACAACAATTCAGACACAGGCGTATCTGGAGCCGCTGACAGCACATCAATAGCGCCTTCAGGGCCAGCAAAATGAGCCAGATAAGTATTGCCTTTTGACGGCTGGAAACCGGCGTCACGTAGGCGCTGCTGATTAGCCGCCGTAAATGCCTGAAGCATAGGTTGCTCAACAGGCGCACCGTCAATCATCGTGCCGCGCTGCGCGAGGATCTGTTGCGTAGACATGCCTCTAGCGCGGTCGGGGAAAGTCTTGCGGTAAGTATCGACAAACGTGCTGTCAATAAATTGCCCGATACCCTGCGCAGACGAACGCGGATTTTTGCCGGTGCCTTCACGCGCCATCGTGTAATCATATTGCGCCGCTTCTTCGGGCGTCTTTGTGATTCCAGTCCCCGCTACGCGGTAGCCAAGAATATTTTTATTGGCGTCTTCAATCGGCTCTAATTTAGCGGCGCTTCGCAGCGCATTGATCGGCGCAGCGCCGCCGCCACCAAATTTAGGATAGCGCATCGTCTGCGTTTCGCCGCTAGGCAAAGTCACGTCTTTAGTTTCTTGCTGATACTGTTGTTCCGGCGTCAACAACACCATGCGACGCGTATCGGCGTCCCATTTGCGCTTAGACAGCACATCGTATTCAGACGGGAAAATGTCCTTAAACTCGCCAATCGTTTTGAGATAGGCTTCCTGATCGCCTTCAGGAACGGCGCTTAATCGCGACATGGCAAGCGCGCGGATCTTTTCATTAAGCTCTTGCAGCTTTGTTTTGGCGTTAAGCGCCGATTCTTCTTCCTGACGCTGCGCGGCTCTGCCTTGCAACTCCATAGCCTGCGCAGCTTTGGCGGCTTGAATTTCTTGCAATCGCGAGGCTTCGCCCTGCGCCATAGCACCAAGAAAAT